ATCATGAGAATCAACAAAGAATTTGCAAAACTTGAGGACACTAGGGCAGTTGGATTCCAAACACTACAAGATGAAGCTAGACCAATCATTAATGATCTTGAAAAAGCCATTTTTGATTTAAATGAAGAATTACTTAAATTTACATTAGATAGAAGACCATTACATCCAATAGATGATAAAGAACGATATGATGAGCTCAGTGCCTCTATAGAAAAAACTAAAACTAGAATACAAGAACTTGAAGAAGCTGTTGCTTCATACGATGAAGCCAGAGGCAATGTTCCATTACATGATCTAGGCCATATCAAAGCACATCAAATATTAGCACAAGAACAATTTTTATTCGAAGAACTTGCTGAAAAATCAATTAAGAAATATGGCGATTCATTAGAACATCTTGGAAAGACACAGGTTTTTGATAAGATCTTATCTGAAACTGAAAAATTAAAAATTGCATTTGACAAACAGGTTCTATTGTTTGAAGCGGCGGCTGATAAAAGAATTATATCAGAAACAGATGCCAACACAAGAATAGAAAAAGCCAGAAGAGAACTAGAAGACAAGATGATCAAAATCACACAGGCGGCACAAACTGAGATATCCAACATAGAACAAGATGCACTAGGTGATAGAACCAGACAAATTGAAATAGAATTTGCCAACAGAAAAAGAATACTGGAAAGAGCACTTGAAGATGAATTGATCACCAAACAGAGATTTGCACAACTTGAACAAGCTCTGGAAAAAAAGAAACTTGAAGAACTGAGAAAAAACAATGAAGATGTTCAACGAGAGATTCTCATTCAAGAAGAAATGGCCAAAGGCAAAACCAGAGATGAAGCAGAAAACCTAGCAGACTTTGAAAAGAAATCAGCCATGGAAAAAGGTGCATTTGTTATTGGCGAAGGCAAGAAAACATTTGAAGCTCTAGGCAGATTCAACAAACAGGCATTCCAGGCATACAAGGCATTTGCCATTGCAGAAGCCATTGTGTCGACATATCAAGGTGCCGCCAAAGCATTGGCATCATTTCCACCACCGTTCAACTTTATAGCGGCGGCGGCTGTGGTAGCGGCAGGATTGGCCAATGTGAACACAATCAGATCACAATCATACTCAGGTAGACGAGAAGGTGGACCTGTACAGGTGGGCAGATCATTTGTGGTTGGTGAAGCAGGACCTGAAATATTCACACCCAACATGAATGGTCAGATAACACCTAATTCTGCACTGGGTGGCAATGTGAATATCACATTTGAAGTTGGTGCCATTGATTCTCAAGATCTACAAGCAAGACTGGCAGACAACAGAGATGTCATTGTCAGCATAGTCAATGAAGCTGTAAATCAACAGGGTAGAAGGAGCATCATATAATGGCCAGAAGACCAAGAAGAGTAGCCAGAGATAAAAGCACAGGTGTTCCAAAAAAATATCTATCAGGTATACAAGGTTCACAAAGAAAACAGCTGGCTGACACAATCAAAGAGATCAGCAGACTGTACCGAGCTGGTAAACGAATACCACAGAGATTGATCAACAGGAGAATAAGACTTGGCCAAAAAAAGTAAACCATTATCAGCAGGAGAACAAAAGAGCTTGAGAGCCAAAGCCGCAAAGTCTAGATTGTTCACATTCACAGACTTGAAAGCTGTGTATAGAAGAGGCAAAGGTGCATTCCTTGGTGCGGGATCTAGACCTGGTGTAACCATGCAACAGTGGGCAATGGGCAGAGTAAATAGTTTACTGAGAGGTTCAAGAAAACATGATCTGGATATCAGAAGAAGAGCCAGAGCAAGGAGAAAATAACTGTGCCAAGACCAACACAACAGATGAGAGCAAATGCCAGAAAAGCTCTGAGATTGAGAAGACAAGCACCTCAATCAAGAAAAGGTATGACACCTGTGGGATTGGCCAGAGCAAATCAATACTCAAAAGGTGAAAATGTATCCATGGATGTGGTAAGAAGAACATTTTCATTTCTTTCTAGAGCAAAAACATATTATCAACCTGGTAAAAACACACCTGGCACTCAAGCATACTTGGGTTGGGGTGGAGATGCTGGACTAACATGGGCCAGAAGAATATTGGAGAAAAAATAACATGGCAGATATACCTTTAACATACACAGCAGTAGATACATCATCAAGAACTATATCACCTGCCACTGTGGAAGTCACACTTGAACAACCAACATCATCAACAACTGCATTGTCAGGAAGAAAACAAGTGAGATCATTTGGTTCAAATGCCTACACAGTCAAAATGATATTTCCTCCACTCACAGAAGAAGACAGATTACAATTGACAGCATTATTAGCCAGCAAGAGAGGCGGCCTCACCACACTCACTGTGTCACCTGTAAATTTACAAACCAAAAAAGGATCAGCGGCCACAACAGCAGACATCATAAATGCGGAATCTGCCATAGGTGATACCACAATCACACTGGATGCCGCAACAGCAGGACAATACACACCAGGAGAGTTCATAAACTTTTCTGGACACACCAAAGCATATCAGGTTATTCAACAATCAGGTAATCAATTGACCATTGAACCTGGTGTATTGGAAACTGTGCCTGCATCTAACACAATCAAGTCAGGTTCAGATTTTCAAATGACAGTGAGATTGAGCAATGACTTGAAATTCACACAGACCACAGACAACTTTTCTTCAATCACACTTGAATTTGTGGAGTCATTCTAATGAGCAGACTGTCATCTGCATTTTTTGCCTCAGATGGATCTGGCATATTACAAAAACAGTCTATATCAGCTTTCCATCTTGTGGACATGCTGTTGGATCCAGGTGATACCAGCAAAGATTCAATCACAGACCTAACAGACATATTCATGACAGACTGGATACATGATGTTCGACATCAATCAGTCACACAATCAGGTGTGCAAACATATGAAGCATTAGGTGACATTGTCAACATGACCGCCACCAAAGAAAGCACAGCATTGAGAGTGGGTGGTGTTGATCTTGTGTTGGCGGCAGGCAAGGATCATGGTGATGCGGCGGCCATAGGTAGAGACTTTATCACCTTGTTGTTGAAAGGTTCATCTATAATCAACAAGAGAGTGGTGATATACAGATGTATGCATGAAGGAGTGTTTCCCATAGATGGATCAGGCAACTATTCAGGATCAGTGTACACTCTGTTTGATGGCACAATCAAAGATTTTTCAATATTGGAATCTGCAGACACGGCACAAGTCAATATATCATTGTCATCACACTGGGCAGACTTTGAAAAGAAAACAGGTAGATTTACAAATTCAAAATCACAGAACACCACAACAAGATACAAACTAGAAGACTTAAACGGTCCCACAGAAGTGTTCACAGGTGATAGAGGATTTGAATATGCTTCTGCCATGATAGGAGATATTCAATGGGGTCCAAAATAAAACCAATTGCTTGGATAAGGCGACAGTTTAACAAATTAGCCAAATGGTGGTTAAACAGACAAGCACCACCTGGTGAATTCATAGTCTATATCAATGAACAAGAAGAACAACTGCTGAAACAACACGGCGGTGCTGGTGAAGAATGGCAAGACACTGGTATCAAAAGTTTCTTTTTTAAAAGTATTGTTAGAAGTATCACAAGAGCAGTCAAGTCAGTGGTAAAAGCTGTCACCAAGGTTGTGAGTGCCATTGTCAAACCCATTGTCAAAGTGGTTGATGGATTCCTAGGTTTATTTGGCATGAGCTTTGGTGCTCCTGATATGCCTACACCAGAAGCATTCGACAACAACAATAAAGGTATATTGGTCAACAAACAGAGCAATGTGGCATCATTGCCTGTGGTATATGGAGAAAGATTGCTAGGTGGCACCAGAGTGTTTGTGGCCACAGAAGGCACAGATCAAAAATTTCTATATGTGTGTTTGGCTGTGGCAGAAGGTGAAATAGATTCATACACAGGTTTGCTGTTGAATGATGAAGAACAAAATATCTCTTTCACAACAGGATCGGTACATTCAGTGATAGGTGGTAATTACACCATCAAAGGCAATGCCAAAGCCAAATTTGAATTTTTCACAGGCACAGAAGATCAAACTGTGAGCACTCTGTTAAATGCACACTCACAATGGACAGGAGAGCACAGACTGAGAGGTGTTGCCTATGTGGCGGCAAGATTTGAATGGTGCACACCTGAATATGACAACAATGGCAAATTGGTGCCAGGCACCAACAATCCATTTTCAGGTATACCAGACATCAAGGTAAAAGTGAGAGGCAGAAAAGTCCACACAGGATATTCTGCATCCAAAGATACTGCAACAGCAACATCAACATATGAAACAGATGCTGTGGCATTTTCAAACAATCCAGCAGACTGTCTGTTAGACTATCTGAGAAATCCCAGATACGGCAAAGGCCTACAGGACAATCAGATATCATTTGCAGACTTTGACACACTACAGGCCACATGTGCATCAACCACAGATGCAGATGGTGCCGCAATCGATTTTGGTGGTGCATTGGGCACAGGCAATCCTGCTTTTGTGTGTAATGCTGTGATACAGACATCACAGAGT